TTCCGTTCCCCATTGAGGAGAACTTCGAATACGTGCCGGTCTCACCTCGAAATGCATATCGAGGAGTCCTAACATCCGTCAAGAACTTTGCCCATGGCCTCGGAAGAAGCCAGTGGACAGCGTTCAAAGACAGAGTATCGGACGCAGCTGATAGGTCAACGGTACATAAAGTGCCGTCAATCGACCCGATGCGAGAGAGCTCTTGGTTTAAGGACTGGTCGGACAGATTGATGCCATTACGGCGCAACCTGCCTTTTACATAATCATCGAAAGCCAGTTGAATCGGCACATTATGTGTCGGCTCGCAGGCAATTAATCGATGCGTCTTCCAGTTCTTTGGTACGGCCGCGACGCGATTCTCCAGGACTGTTTTACATCTCGGTGCCCTATAGCCGTAATAGCGATAGAGTGCCTTGACATAAGGGACAGCCCCAGGAGTACAAGCCGGTTTCATCGTTACCTTCATGAAGGGTAGCGACTTCCGTCTTGAAAGCGTCGAGGTGGCGCCAGGTGTGACTCTAATCCGGTGAGGTAAACTCTCCAGAAATCGATCGAAGTCTCCTAGAACACGGGTGATGAACCCCTCCGCTCGACTAATTTGTCTTTCTAGTGTAGGATCGAGACGATCCCTTCTATGAAAGTAATAATCGAGTCTCTTATTTGCGATTCGGCATCGTTTCTCCGCCTTGTGAAAGGCAAGAGTCGCGGCGTCCTCGCAAACTTGAGGGTCGGAGAAGACTACATTCTTCTTAAAGAAGGATGCAACTTGTGACAGGTGACGTAGATCGTCCAATCCATTACTTTGTGGGTTGAAGAGATCACACGCATTCGCCAGGCCCGGAAGGTTCCGGCTACGGATGTAGCCGTCCAAAACCTTCCATAGGTCTGGATGAATACACGGGCGATAGTCGTCAACGTATTGTCTTGCTATCAAGTACACTACGTTCTTGGTACTATTAGTAGTAACCAATGGATCCATTGCAATACTCCTGTTATCAGGTAATATGTTGGTGTACTAGAGTAGGCCTTTGGCCCACTCCAGAACAGTAGAGAAAGCGCTACCCGCGGCTTCAGCCTCTGGACCTCCTGAACTCATCATCGCCATAAAGGCGAGAAGAGCAAAGAAGCCTAGAAGCTTAGCCAGCGGGGAACGTCCCACTACTCACCAACGCTGTCATCTCGTC